ATATGCGGATCACCGACTTCAAACATGCACCATGTAATTTTCAAAAGTCAATCTAATTATTTAAGATATTCAGAAAAAAACCTTGTCCCGTTGTGTATGAAGTGTCATTTTAAACTTCATAATATTGGTGATAGTGAAATACTTGGAACTATAATTAAAAAGAAAGGTATGAAATGGTTTGACAATCTACAACAAGAAAGACATATAATTCAAAAAATGAGTAAAGAATATTTAGAGGGTGTTATTGAAAGTCTATCTACGCCTACGCCTTTTTAGATCAGGACACTTCTTATCTCCAGGCAAATCAACCCTCCTGTGTAATTCTTCGTGAACTTGTCTTTCTAAAGGATAAAGGTTTGACAATTCATTTACTCTAAAAGTTGATGGAACTAATTTACCCACGTCTGAACGATAAACTATATGGTGCATAGTATATCTAGTACCCCTTTCTTTTTTAGGAATACCATATATCTCAAAAACTCTTTCCCTATTTATCAGATACTCCTTTTCCTGTGCCATCCCAATCAATAGTAACTTTTAACCCAAAATAATCTCTTAAAAAATCCTCACTTAATCCTTCAAGATTTACTCTATTAGAAACCGTCTTAGTTACCTCTTTATCACAATTACCATCTAAATCAGTTGTAGAGGTGCTGATGATAGTAGTTTCAGTGATTATCTCTACTTTCGGTGATTTCTCCATGGCCTAGATTTACTCTTTTAGAATTAATAAGTGGCTGAATATATTCCTCCAGTTCATGGCAATCAACACCCTCTTTTTTACACTCAGCTATAAATTTCATGGTGGAATCTACTTCAAAGATGTCCATGTTTGGTTTTGGTAGTTTTTCAGAGTTTGTCATAGGTTTCTCCTGTTTTCCAATTAGTAAGTTTTGGTTTTTCTTCTTCTGGAACTAAAACAATATTTTTCCTAAAAGTAGGACAGTCAACGATAGACTCTGGAGCGTCAACATAGTCCTTAATCATCGGGAAGTAATAACGTCTTTTTTCACCACTTCCGACACAGTGGTAGCTAGGTTCGCAAATATGACATCTTTGTATTTCTCTCATTTTAGTAATAAATAAATAATTCCAACAAAAAAATAAAATATAAGAACACCAATAAACCAACCTTGAATAGCATCATCAAGCTCGTCTCTTTCTCTTTGAGTCCTTTCATAACAATTTTCTTCTTTCCATTTTTCACTTTGATAGGGATTGTCATAGAGTTTCATTGTCGTTGGCTATTAAAGCCTGGAGAATAATAGAATAATTAATCAAATCATCTAAGGTGTCGGTAATGCTCTCATTTACAACTTCTGGTGGTTTGTCTAGCAAGTTAGAGACTCTAGCCATTTTGTCAGTCATACGAACTAGAATTGCCCTCTTAGGGTCAACTCCAACTAGAGTAGAACCTCTAAAGTTTTTAAAAGGGTCAGCTTCAGCACCATAATCACTATTCTTTTTAATTAAGAGATTTAAACACCTTTCGCTGGTTTGTTTAGCGTGGGCTATAAATTGTTCTTTATTCATTTAATCCTCCTTTTTCCTTAGTTTCTTTTATGGCAAGTAAATGAGTAAATTCATAGATATTATTAACTCCTTTGTCGTCTAAAAGTAAGTCGCAGGGCATTTTGTCCATTCTTATTGCGTGGTATCGGACCTTATGTTTCTTTAACCAATATTCGGTAGCGTTTCTCATTTCCTCCCCTCTGGCGGTATAAATGATAATGCAGTTGGTTTTATAGAGCCTGTTGACCACATCAATTACTTCTTGGTTTGGTTTGGCCTTTAAACAATCCTTGGGAGTCCAAGCAGTATCAAGAGTTAAAGTGTTGTCTATATCAATAGCTAGGACTTTCATAATATCCAGCCTTTCTCTATTCTGGTTAATCTCTTTCCATTCCCTTCCAAAATAGAATCGTAATATTTAATTTGTCTATGGTCTTTATAAAGTTTAATACAACTGCCATACATTCCCTTTTCGGTCTTTGGTGCAAATCCTCTTTTTCTGGAATAATCATCTTGGCTTTTATAAGGACCAAGACTAATATAGCTAACCAATTTACTTTCCCCACCAAACTGCTGTACTTCTTGTTGGACAAAACCTTTAGCGTGGCTATGAGCAGCTAAATAAATATCCCCACCTTGTACTTCTCTTCCAAGCCTCATTTCAGCATGAGCATTATTGTACATAGAAAACCCAGGTAATCTGTGAGCCGCAATTAAGTTGTAATCAGTTTCACCAACTTTTAATTTTACATACCCAACTCCTTGCATGTAATAAGCATTAAACCTTTGACTAAATTCTTCATAGGGGTCAATTCCTGATTTTTTAGCCCAACCACAATGGTCTCCACCCCAAGCAACTAATAGCTTTCCTTCTTTGCTCATTTTTTCAAAAATAGAATTAATATATCTAAACTGTTCTGGTGCTTGTTCTATCTGTTCAAACTGGGCTGGATTAAAGAAAAACCCGTCAACAGTATCACCCATAACCATTAAATAAGAGTTTGGAGTTTGACTAATTATCTCAATTTCATTATTTATTCTTTTATAGTCAACATCAGGAGAGCCAACATGGAGGTCGCCGATAAAATTAATAATAGGCTCTTGGTCAAAAGATATTTCTATCTTGTTAGAACGACTTTCGGTTTCTTTATATTGAGCCTGTCTTTGCTCAAATCTTTCACCCCAATATTTAAAATCTCGGACAAGGGGCATATCCGTTAATAGTTGGGCTTTGCCTTCCATGAGATGTTTCCTTTGAATTTCCTCTTTTGATATGAAAGAACCATCTGGTAGATATAAACCTGGGCTGTTTTCTTTCATAAAAAAAAGACCACCAATCTAGGTGGTCAATATTTTAATTATTAATTCAGAGTTGATATAACTCATTTTGTTTTATTTTACTTTAACTAATAATTTATTAAAGTAATGTCTTTTGGTGGTATAATATGGTGTCCTTATTGTTGCCCCATATTATAAATACTTGACAGTTTGATATAGTTTAAGCTATAATTAGCATAGACTAAGTCTGACTGCTAACATCTATCCACGAAACGATAAATCAATTAGCAGTCTTTTTATTTGCCTTCGCTAAATTTACGAAGCAAATCAATGGCAGTATTTAATCCCCACAGATAAACAGCATACAAAGAGTCGTTTAAAGAAACTCCGCTTTGGATAGCAGTAAGAAAAATTATTAAAGCTGGAGCTAAAAATATCAAAGCATTCTTCCCAACTTTTAAAAGCTCTTCTTTGTTTAATGTGAATCTTTTTGAAACCATATTATTTTTTAACTATTAATTTTTTAATTCCCATATTAATTAATTCCCAAGCTGAAAATTTATCAATAGTCTTAGTAAGTGCAGTTTCGTACCAGCCTTTATACTGATTTTTAGAAGCAGTCATAGCGTCTAATTCTTCTTGTTTAGTTTTTAATAGTTTGTTAGCACTCTCATATTTCTTCTGCCAATCTTCTACTAAAGCTAAATTGGCTTGTAAATCACTCTCTAAAGCAACTATCCTATCTTCTAAGGTCTTAACAAAGTTGTCCAAACTCAAAACCTTTTCTTGTAATGTTTGTATCTGTTTGTCTTTCTCTGGAGAATCATTTAATGCTCCAAAGGCTTCTCTAACATCTCCCTCTGTTTTACCTGCTAAAAAATCTAATATTCTTTTTTGTTCTTCTGTCATAATAGTTTCTGAATTGGTAATTTTTGGTTTTAAAAATCCAATAACATTGGTATATCTATTACTCTCTAATTGAAAGGTTTTAGAAGTCCAGTTTTGGGCATAGTTTTTAAGAGTTGAGGTGGTGCAACCGTCAGCCACAATAGCAATATGTCCATATTGATTAGCAGACCAAGGTTCCCAAACAGCAATCCAACCTTTTTCGGGTATTAAAGTGTCGGTATTTTCAACCTTTTCAAATACATTGCCTAAAGGACTAGGGAAATTAGACCAATAGCCATAAGCACTACCACTACCACTTGGTGGCGGGTTTATTCCAAAACACTCTTTAATATAAAGTTTAACTATTGATAAACACTCACCAATATAACTACCATCTGGATAACCTTTTGATTGTCCTAAATATTTATCTAAAAACTCTTTATAAGTTATAAACATTTTTCTAAACAAAGAGGACTAGTATAATTACCAGTCAATAATAAATAAACTAAAAGACAACACATTATAAAAGTTAAAGCTATAATACTCCACATTATTCTGTGGTGAAAAGTTGTCATTGTTTTGCCCTCACAACAACGGTTAATAAAGCACCTAATACGGTCAAAGCAATCGTACCAATCATAGCGTAGAACCCCTTTTCTATGGGAAGAAATCTCTCGTTTCTGACAAAGCAGGTCTTTAATTCGTCTATGTTTTTTTTTAAGTCGTCAAAAGACCTGTTAAAGGAAGCCTTTAAATCAGCAATATCACTCTTAATTTCTTTAACATCTTTTTTAAGTAGTTCTATTGTTGTTTCTTGCTTCATAATTATTTCTTTTTACCACCACATTTTTTATTCATAGGTTTTATAGTTCAGAATCAACTACCCAATGAAATCCCCATTCAACTGCAGAAGTAGAATCCGTTGTGTAACAATAAAAAGTTTTAGTAGTTAAGTTTGTAACTGTTCCAGTTTTACCAGCTGCACCTTTATAAACCTTACCAGAAGTACCAGCAAAATCATAAATTACTGGGGTAGATGCAGTTCTTATTTCAACTGGATAATATACAGTTGTTGCTAATGTTGCAGTCGTAGCATCTCCAATATATTGATGAAATGCTCCAACTTGTGTATTAGTTCCAACAGCTGTTTCATATAAATATGATTTTTGATAATACCTCTGACAAGCTCTTAATTCTTCTTCATAACTCTTAGGCATAAAAGGTAGAGCTACATCACCAGCACAGAGTTGGACTTGAGCTATGTCTATTGTTCCTGAACCCACAAAATCTTCTGCACCATCAGCACCATAATAGGCATCTCTTGTTGATCCCCACTGTACTGCAAAATCAATATACAGAGAGTCGTCATTGGCTGTTCCAAATGTCTTGCTAGCTAGTGTATTGGTGGTAAAAGTGTGAGTATACTTTGTCCAGCTAGAGGTAAGTGTCCAATTTTCACCATTGATATACTCAAGTGTTGAAGGGCTACCTCCAGTTCCATAGTGCTGTATTGCTAGTATTCCAAGTTTTTTATTTGTAATAGATGATCTAGCATAAAATGACACCGTAACTGTTTTATTAAGTCCACACAAAAACCTTGTACCAAACTCTATTTTTTGTCTTAGTGTGTAGTGTGAATTAGCACCATAACTTGAACCAGCACCATCTGGGGCTATTCTGTAATGATAAAAAGCATTAGCAATATCACCCGCTGTAAGAGCTTGTCTAGTATGAACAATGTTAGTTGGTGGCGTTCCACTATCTGCATTAAAAGAAACATTCCATCTATCTGCTAAAAATGTAGCTGTTACTGGATTGGTTGATGTAGTTCCTCTCTGCCATACATCAAAGTTTCCATTTATTATTGCTTGACGAGCCATAGAGGAGTTCATTACTGGAGTATTAGAATCCGCAGCAATAGAATCGGCAATATTATTAACAGTAGCTTTTTTAGTAACTGGTGTTCCCGAAGGATCATCTACAATAGCAAGTAAATCACTTGGATCTACTGCTGTAAGTTCGGTCAATTCTGTAATCTTTGCGTCAGCCATAGTTTTTATTTAATTTTTATATATTTAGTTTAGACAAAAATACTATTTTATGTAAAGTATTATTTGTATTTGGCGATTAATTCTTCACCATAAGCCTTTCGCTTGGAAGTGTCTTTAATAGCCTTAAATTTAACTATTTCTTCTTGGGCTTCTTTTTTAGTAATTTTCTTTTCTTTTAATGCTTTACCAAGGGCAGTTTCTACTTTTGTATAACTAGACCATTCAGAAGTGGTAACTATTTTTAAATTATCTTCTGTATTACTACCACCCAAGATTAAAGGTATAGTATGGTCTAACTTCATTTCTGGATTTTTAGCACCGTATTTACTTTTAATAGCTTGTGATTCGCTTACTGGCAATCTTTCCACTATAATTGCATCTCCACTAATCTTTCTAATCTTTTGACCGGTAAAGATACGATTAAAAGCTGTTTCTGGATCAGTTCCAAAAGCATTAGCATACAATAAAACGGTTTTTATAAATGTTTGATTATCAATCTTTTTATCTTCAGGAATTATATTACTGTCCTTATTTGGCTCAATAAAACTACTCACAGAAAAGCCAAGACCGTCTAGTATTAAATTTCCTAGTTTATAAGAATCAAATAAAGCATTTTGAATTGAGATTGGTAATTGTCCTTTAGCAACTGTTTTTACACTAATTGGTTCACCAGTATAAGTAGTACCTTTCCACATATCTCTAACTATTCCAGCTATTGGAGAAAATTTACCTTGAAAAAAGCTATCAAAAACATCCATAGCATTTTGTTTTCCATACCCACCCTCAACTAAATCAACATATTCTCCATTTGTATCTATTTTCCAAAAACTCAATTTACCATTATGTACAGTTGGCAATAGTCTTGAAGCCAGAGTAACGATTGAAGCCATACCACCACTTAAATCAACTAACCTGTTAAAGATTTTAATCTTCCCAAACTTAGAACTTCGTGGATCTTTTTCTACTTCATCATCTGGTCTAAATAAGTTGTTAAGCGTATAAATAAAAGTAAGAGTTCCTATTATATTTAACAAATTGGTAGCGGCTTGTTTTCTGGCAAATGGACTTTGTCTAATCTTTTTATCAGTCAAACCAGCAGTTAAAGTATCAATATTAGATTTTAAAAACTTAACCGAGAAAAACAAAACATTAGCTTCTTTACCTAACACATCTGCCTTTCCCCAACTACCACGACCTGTCATAGAACCAACCAAATGTCCTATTGCCTTTGCTTCTTCTCCTAGGGTATTTACACCTGCCTTTTCAGCTTTAGAAATAAACCTGTCGGCTAAATCTGCCCTTAATCTTAATGCACCGCCATTATAGGCAACTTCAGATGCTTTAAATAGACGACCAAATAATGGTATTTTTTCTGGTATTGAAGATGGAAAAGCCTCTTCATTTAAAACACTAAGTCTATAATCACCAGCATTATATTTACCATTCATAGCATTCGGTCTGGAATATATATCAGCTTTAATCATATCCATTACTCTGTCATCACCAGATTTTAATATTCCACCCTTTGAAATTAATTGTTGTCCAATATCTTTCCAAGATTTTAAAAAGTTTTTAAACCATATATTAGAAGTTCTAACATCTAGTAAAGTTTTTATTCCCTGCCTTCCCCATAATGAGTTATCAAATGAAGCAACGCTAGATTTTAACGTACCAGGAATATTGCCAACCATTTCAGCTATTTTTTTAAACGGTTCTTCTTTAAAATAAATCTTTCTGGAATTTAGTTTTAATTCATTTATATAATTTTCTAATTGCACTTTGGCATAGCCACTATTTAATCTAGTTTCGTTTGTCATCCATTCTTTTTGGGTAGCTAACGGATTTTCTGACCAAGCAGGATGTTGGTCTAATTCTTCTTTCCATTTGGTTGATAATTCTTGATTTCTTTTTGACAACTCAAAGATATTTTTTGCTTCTGCTTCAGTTACATTTATGTTTAATTTAGTGGCTACCAAATCCTCTAGGAATTGTTGTTCAGCTTTTGGACTCAAAACTGTATCCAATCTTTCAATTTTACTTAATATATCTTGACGAGTTTGCTTACTAATACCAGCTACTTTTTTTGCCCATGAAATATAACCAGCTTTTTGGTTCTTTAATAGCAATTTACTTTCAAATAAGGCATTAACATTTTCAGCATTTGTTTCTCCCACATATTTAGCAAAAAATGACCTTCTTTCGGCACTAGACATTTTAGAGAGTTCTTCTGGTTTAATTTCACCAGATTTTAACCCTCGCTTAAATTCATCTACATACTTTTGTAATAAGCACCATTTACTAGCCATATTAGCATTTTATAGAGTCAATAAATGAACTCCAGTCTGAATTATTAACCTTTTTAACATCTTTTTTAATATCGTCAGCGAGTTTCTTTTTTACCTCGCCAACTTTTTTGTTTTTATATCGTCTTTTAAATGTTTCTTCTTTAATTTGGATAATATCTCTCATCGCTTTAACCGGTGAATCTTGGTCTATTTCAGTTAAAATGCTTAATTCCTGTCCAAGTCTCGTAGAAGTAATTGAAGCAAGTCGTCTAGCCAGTTCTACATCACCTTTAGCCATATTCTCCATAGCTACATAAATAGCATTTCGGAGTATTCCTTTTGGTGCTTCTATTTCTCCAGTCAAAACTTTAATAGCTTCATCTGGATTTTGTAATACATATTCTGAAGCCAATTTAATATTCTCTTTTTTGTTAAGTTCGTTATAAGTGGCTAATCCAAGTTTATCTATACTTTCTTGACTAATTTTTTTAAGTTGGTCAGTTACCCTAGCTTCTAATTTACTTACTTTAGTCTTACCTTCTCCGACTGGTATTTGTTCTCTTGGCACACTAACTTCTTTTTCTTTAACTTTTGGTTTTACTTCTGGTATAGAGGGGGATATAACTGCTTTTGGTTCTTTTACTTTTTCTTCTATACCTTTTGGAGTTGGTTCTTTGACTTCTTTTCCAATATAAGTCATTATTCCAGCTTCTTTTTTAACTTGTATTGGACTTTCTTCTAATTGTGATTTTGGTATTTTAAACTCAATTACTGGTTCATTTTCAGTAGCAAATCTTTGAGCCACTTCTTTATCAGTAGAAACTTGATTGCCTTCTTCTAATTTTTTGGCAGTTCTATAAACAGTTACTAATTCTTCTTTTTGCGGTTCTGTAACTTCTTCAACCTGTATATCTAAGTTATTTTGTCTAGCAAACTCAAGTGTTTTTACACCATCAAGGATTTTATATGTACCATCTTCGTTTTTACTTACTTTTACTGTTTCAAGTTCTCCATTCTTTTTCACATAATCAGTAATTTCTTTAACATCTTCTTTACTTAATTCTTTATCTTCAGCCTGATATGAATTACTAGCCTTATCAGATAGTTTATTGACTATATTCCCCTCTCCTAAAGAGATAAAAGAACCGGCACTACCAATTATTGCACCAATTAAACCACTTTCTGCTACACCATCAAATAAGTCTCTGCCAGTTTGACTATTGGAGATAATTTGTTGGACCGCTTCTTGTATTCCTTCGCCAGACACCGACATAATTAATTTATTTAGACCTTCTTTATCACCAAACACACCAAGTTTATTAGTAAGAATGTTTAAAATTAAATTAGCACCAAATGTTTTATCGGCTGCTTTTCCAGCTTCTGCCTTAGTCTTTCCTTGTTTTAAATTATCGTCATAAACATTACCTGCTTCGGTCATAGCTTCTAAAGCACCAGAAGCACCAGAAGCAAATAATGTAGCAATTTTAGGAGATACTTTAGCTAACGTCTTAGCACCTAAACCAAATATGCCTCCAAAGGCATAAAAGGGAATTGTTGAACCAGCACCAGATTGAATTTGATTGACTAATGTGGGATTTTCTACATTTAACCTTTTAATCCATTGATCTAAATTTTTACTAGCTTCGGTATCTTTTCCACTAATCCATTCATAAGCATTAAGAACCCCTTTTGTTGTAGAGACAACGCCAACATAAGCACTCTTGGCCAATCTTTCTGTTTTGATAGACTGGGTTAGCTTCGTAACCTTATCTCTTTCTAAAGCTCTTTGTTCTGGGCTTAATTTTAAAAACTCTAAAACTTGTTGGTATTGTTGTTCTTCTCTTGGACTAATATAAATACCCTGTTCTTTTTTAAGCTCAACATTTTGCTTAGCTCTTTCAAGTGTTGGTATTGTTGAAACTTCACTTAATTTTAAAAGAGTTCCTTTTAAACCAGTATTGTAAGTTTGCTTACCTAAAGCCTCTTTGGTTGTAGATATGTCTTTTTTAACTGTTTCAACTATTGGTTTAACTGCTTTTTCTTTTATAAATGTTTTAGTCAAACCCTCAACATTTTTAGAATATTGTTTCGCAGCTTTTAAATCTGTTAAAAAGTTTTTAACAAAATCTCCGGCTTTTTGGGTAAATGTTAGTTTTGGTTGTTCTATTGGCTTAACAGGAATAGGGGTTGGAGTTACTTCTTTTCTAGCAATTTTAACATTTTGAAGTAGTGAACCGCTTGGTTGCGTATTTATTTGACTACTTCCTTGAGTAGTCCCTTTTATTGATTGTACTGATTCTAAAAGAGACATTATTCATTACCACGATAATAATTATATAATTCTTTTATTTCTGTTGCATCTTCCGTCGGATTTCCATATTTTTGACCTAATTCACTCTGTGAATAAAGTTGATATATTTTTGATAAGGTAAAGTATGGTGCATATTTAGCAACCAGTAATGGGAATTGTCCTACCCAACCAGTATCTGTTTGTTGGCCTGTAACAGTTTTAGCTTCTTCTAAAAATTGTTGTTCTGATACCTTTGTTGGCGTTACTCCACCACCACTAGGAACTTTTGTTTTAGTACCAACTTGGCCTAAACTTGTTTGTTTAATAACATCACCAGTATCAGTATTTATAACAGATACCACCACATTTCCATTATCATCTTCAGATTTTATAACTTGAATATTTACATCTTTTTTACCAGAAGCAGTAATAGCACTTTGAATAATACTAGAACTTATACCTGTACTAGCAGCGAGTTGTGCTATTGTAGAAGCATCAGCACCTACCAAAGCACCAGAACTTAATAATGAATTAAATTGATTTAATGCAGTTTCTCTAGCTTGAACACCATACTCGTATTGTTGAGTAGCCATTCCAAGTCTATTTTTAACATCACTTGTAGCCATTTCTATTTGAGCTTGAAGTGGTTTAACAGAGTTTTGATAATCAGTAGTTAGTTTTTGAATACGACCAACTCTAGTAGCTTCAGATAAATAAGGATTGTCGTTAATTTTACTAACAGCGAGATTATAAGCCTGTTCTCTTTGAACTAATTGATTTTGTAAATCATTTATACCAGCTTTATTAGTTAAATTATCATAAATACTGGTTAAATCTATTGTAGGTTGTTGTGTAATAGTTGCACCAGTTGCACCAGTTGTACCACCAACACCAAGATATTCTCTAGCAAATCTTTCTGGATCACCCTTTGCTACTGCTTCTGCTTCAGCTCTATTGTTATAACCTTTTTGTAGCATAGCATTTACAATTGCATTTATGTCATATCCACCAGTTTGTGCCGTTGGTTGAGTTGTAACCTGTTGAGTAGTTTGCGGAGTAGTTTGAGCAACTGTTTGTGGAGTTGCTTGAGGCATTACTGAACCACCACTGGCTAATTTAGCCAATAATGCAGCATTTTGAGAAGCAGTACCCATATAACCAGTTGCAGAACCTAATCCGCTTGTTTCAAATATTTTAGCTCTCTCTTGTATAGAGGGTAAGTTTTGTCCTATTGATTGATAGTATTCGTATAAGTTTGATGCCATAATTAGAAATCATTTTGGTCGTAGTCCCAACCTTGACCACCTTTCCCAAAAAAATCTGGTACATAAAATAACGGTTGGTTTTTTTCAATTCTAGCAGAGTCTTTTTTAATTCTGTTATATGCTAGAGTTAAAACTATTTTAGCTTCAGCACTAACAAATTGAGAACTCTTTTCATTTTCACCTTTCTTTTTAAGAATTGCAGATGCTTCCATTACCAAAGCATCATTACAATCAGGCATATTATAACTAAAAATAGTAGTATCATTGGCATTTACTAATTCAGTCGCATTTTTATAACCATAAATAGTTATATTGTTTGCACCGTTAGTAGTTGGAACAGGCCAAATGAAGTACCTTAGCCACTGTACAGCCCATTTTTTTGACGTACTGGTAGGATTATCTAATTTCCAAGTTAAATAATCATTAAAGTCTAATGGATTACCATCTGGATCTTCTCCATAAAGTAAACTATCAACTTCTAAACGATAAATTGAATTTGGTCTCCAAATTGAAGGTGCTTCATAATATTCTTGTCCAGAAACTGTACTTGTAGTTTGTGCGTCTTGAAGTGAAGGCCAATTAAATAAAGCACAGGTTTTAAAGTAAGCCCTATTTATTGCCTTTTTAATAGTTGCTTCAGGAAATAAGGCACTATTTGTTGATACGTTTAGGTCTGATTGTACATCTGATATTAAATCACTTAGTAAGTCCATAGTTTATTTTGACAAACATTTCTATTTATTTGCAACATCATGCAATTTTGTCTTTAAAGATAATAACCTTATAATTGTAAGTGATTGATCCAGTTCCGGTCAGGGTTATTGTTAAAATAATATCGCTAAGTCCAGAACCAGATGTGTCATAAACCAAAACATGTCCATCTGTTGTATCATTATCATTAAAAACAAAACCCATATCATTTCCACTAGACCATCCCGCCCTATTAACTATTTCCTGACAGAGATTTGTCCAATTATCTCCAAAATTGAATTTTGATGTAATTGGAGACTGTGTTTTTGTATTTACAACATCTGTTTTTGACCTTCCATTAGCGTCTCCATAATCGGAAAAACTTGTGCAATTGTCTTGATCTATTCCCCAAATTTTAAATTTTATATCTGCACCGGCATTTGTTTCAACATTTTTCCATTCAAATTCTGCATCTGTTACAGTTTGTCCTTGTGCAATTGCAATATCTTCAAACCTGATAGCCGAACCAGTTCCGGAAGTAAGTTTTTGTCCGGCAATAATATAATAACTTGGTAAAGAATCTTCAAATACTGCCTGTTTTCCAGTATATTCTGTAATAGTTTGATTATACGGAGATGATAAAACTTTAGTTACAGTTATGCCTGTTGATGTAGCATAACAGTTCACGTCACTTGGAAACAAACTATTGTTTTCATAGACAAGAAAAGAAGGAACATACCCTAAATCATGAGTTACTGTAAACGTTCCAGTAGTTCCACCAGCATTTATTGTAATTGATCCAGTTTTTGTTTCATGTAGTTTAAACATTGGATAATCAGTATGTAGAATAAAATCTCGGATATCAGTAGAAGTAATCTCTTTGGCTACTTTACTAACTTTCATTCCGTATTTACTTTTATCTAATGTCATTTTCCGGTTTCTCCTATCACATAGTAATAATAACTTACAGTTTTTGAACTTCCAGTAGTATTTATTATTTTAAAAACCATTGATGATGTATTTGCATAAGTATCGTCTAAGTTTCCAGAAATATATGTATTTTCTGTGGCAATTAAATTAAATGGTTTCGCATACCACCTACCAGAATCCGGTGTTAATTCAGCATATACTAAACAAATAGGATAGAAACCAGAATCATGAGTAATTGTTACTGTGGCATTTGAAGAAGCATTCACAGCTTGACTCCCACTTCCCTCTTTTAAAATTTTTATCGTAGCCCAATTAGAATTCATTATGAAGTCAGTTGGTGTATTAGACCAAACTTCTTTTCCAGATTTTGATACCTTTATTCCATAATCACTCATAATTCATCATAAAATACATAAACTAAAGCATTAGCAGCCCATTCTGAATTATTATCATTAGTAATGGTTGTTGATGAAGCAACAACATTGGTTAAATTATCATCTGTATTTTGTCCCACTAATCCAATCACTAATGGTTTAGCAGATAGATAACCAGCATATAAATGAATTGGCACATATCCAATATTGTGAGTATAGGGATCATCATTAGGTTCTAATAATTGACTTCCAAATGTTTTCAAAGTATTTATCTCACTACTCATTACTAAATCTTTATCATCACAAGTTCTGACATCAAAACTGGGTTTACTTACTTTTATTCCGTATGTCATTAAAATTGTCCAATGAGAACTCTTGCATCTCCGGCCTCATCATAAACTATTATTCTTCTATTTTCTCCATCAATTCTGACATTATTATCTCCAACTACTACATCACCAGTAATTAAAGTTCCCGATTGGATAGTACCACTAAAAGTTGCATCTCCATTTTCACCGTCTAAAGCAAATGTTGTTAAACCTGCTGAATCTCTAGCAACTATGCCAGTTGGACTAATTTTTATATCACCCCTAACACCTGGTTCATATAATCCAATTTGCAAAGCACCGCTTTGAGTAAATTCAAATGCCTGTAAAATCTTTTTTGATTTAGTATTTAAAGCAGTACTAATAACTTCAAAAGCTATTCTTTTAGTAGGATTTGAAGCATCACTAATAGTTGTATTACTACTTGGAGTAGTAGAAGTGTTTGATTCAGATGTTACTTCCGAGATGGGTACATTTTCAGAAGTAATTGGCTGGTCATCAATTGTTTCATTATAATAAATTGTATCTGCCATATTAATCAAAATAAGTTCTAATTCTATATATTTCTGGTGAAACATTAGCATTTGGATTTAGAACTATTTTTGGTTCAAATATCTGGGCATCAGCACCGATTAAGAAAGTACACTTTTTTTCGCCTGTATTATCAAAAGAAGTAGTACCATCTTCTAAATAGGCTTGTACAAATGATCCTGTTTTATCTGTTTTGTACCAGAACTCAATAGATGTTCCAGTAGGTAATGGAGAACAGTAAATTTCAACATATTTCCAGTTAGTAATGTCCATTGGTTGCCTAAGACCTTTATCTGATTTAACTGGAGATTTAAAATCAAGTCCAATATAAGTACCAGTTGCTTTATTATCTGGGTCAACAGCTTTAACGCCAAAATCAGTTCCATCTCTATAACTTACAATAGTCGTTCCATTTACATTAGCAATAGCACCTAATTCATCAGCATCAAATTGCTGGTCTAAATTAAGCACAAAGGAATGGTTCTTATTTTTTCTACCATAAGAATAAATACCACCATAACCAACATCAGCATTATAAATAGCAAACAAAGCCATATTACCTACTGATTGCTTATCATCCCAAGATAGAGAATTTTGTTCCCATTGGAAAAAATTAACCTGTTCAATTTCATTACATACTCCACCAGGATTACACTTACCACCACCAGGGAGAACTTTAATAGGTGTTTTACTAGCCATGTCGGCATAAAATATTTCACCGTCTCCAACTAGAGATAATGGTACTTCAGTATCAACTGCACCGTTTACACCCCTGTCTGGATCAGAAGTTCTAAAAGTTCCAATAATTACATTTCCATCTCTTTCTACTAGGGTTTTGGCTTCATTTCCTGGTACTAAATCAAGAGCTTCATTAGTATAAGAATCATCATATCCAACTAAAGCTAACCACGATTTATTAGCAATATATAAAGCACCACCAACTTGAACCATAGTATGATAATCACAAGAGTTTAAATTAGAAGCAACAACGGTCGGATCGTTCCAATCATTTCTACCTGGTATTAGTTTTCTTTTTAATACCTTATCAGTAGCCCAATAAATATAAGTAAGACCGCCTGATGATGGTTTTTCACAAGCACCTTTAATTTGACCATTAGAATCCTTATAAACTTGCATCCAAAAACCATCTAAATCTCTACGATATATATAACCAGTATTTCCAAATCCATAAGTATAACCATCACTAGCTTTAACAAAGAAACGAATTAAATCTTTAAATACACTTGTTTGACTACCACTAGGAGAAGGAGAAGGACTTGGAGAATAACTACCAGTTGGACTTGGAGAAGCACTAACTGATCTTGATGGAGATGAAGAAAAAGAATAAGAAGGAGTTGGACTTGGTGAAGCCGACACTGATACAGAAGGGCTTAAACTAGCTGATGGAGAATAAGAAACCGAAGATGATGGGCTTTCAGAAGCACTTGGAGAACGAGAACCAAATAATCCCTCGTCTATTAAAGCTTGACCACACGTTAAACTATCAACCTGTTTTCTTATATCCAAATTTGCACCATGCTTAAATGAACCAGCTATCCCCTTATCGGAAAAATCACTGATACCGCCACGAAAACTATCTATAACATGTATTCCACTCATAGCTTTATTTTAAATTATTAAACTATTTATTAACAATGTTTTTTTCTATACTTATCTTCATAAGTAGTAGTTTTATCAGAGAATTTATCTGAATAATTAGTAGTTTTATCAGCAAATTTATCACCATAAGTAGTAGTCTTGGATTTGTACTTACTAGAATAACTGGTTGTCAAATCACTGTATTTATTTCCATAAGTTGTAGTTTTACTAGCGTATTTATCCTCATAAACTATGATGAAGCAAGTTCTAACCCAATCAACGGATAAAGATTGACCATCAACCATAGCACCCTGATAAACCCTAAATGCTATCTCATTATTATCGTAGTAATTAGTTACATTAGAAGTTATCTCGCCAGTTAAATTAAAATCAGTATCGGCAAGGGCAGAACTTTCAGTATCTAAAGTTTCCCAAGTTCCGATAGTATTATTCCAAATTTGCAAACAGACAGGAGAGCTTGATGTTGTAAGAGAAGATTGTAAATTGACAAGTAATTTAATTGAATCTTTGTCAGTATTATTTTCTACTCTATATTGATGGACTAAATTGTACTCATATCCATTAGAAGGGCTAGGAGATAATGAAATACTAGATGATGGACTTTGTGAAAGACTTGGAGAAGATGACGGAGACAAAGACGGAGAAGCACTTTCCACCCACCCTGATTCTAATAAAATACAATCACCTATCTCTTGTAGTAATTCATCTCCGTTTTCTTGAAGCAAACAATTACCTACTTCTATACTAGGAGATGCTGAACTAGAAGGAGAGACAGATTCTGATAAAGAAGGACTGACAGATAAAGACGGAGACGAGGATACTGAAATACTAGGACTAGAACTGTATGTATCAGTATATATCAATCCAACTCTTATACCATCATCTTCGCTAACGGCTATTTCATCATCTTCACCATAAAGAATGGCTAAATTATTGTTATTGTTCGGCAGATATAAAGTAACTTCTTTTGAGAATAATCCTGATCCAGCAGCTTGAGACGGACTAATAGAGGCACTTATTGAAGAACTTGGGCTAACTGAAGCACTAATACTAACGGATTCTGATAGAGATTCGCTAACACTTGGTGATAAAGAGATTGAGGCCGAAGGACTTAGAGAAATAGATAAACTTTCTGACACGGATTCACTAGCACTTGGAGATTGACTAGCAGAAATAGAACTACTAGGACTTACAGAAGCACTTTCTGATATTGATTCGCTTAAAGACTCTGATAATGATTCAGATAGACTAGGACTTAAACTTAATGATAGTGATTCAGATAAACTAGGAGATAAAGACTCGGATAATGATTCCGAAACCGATTCAGATACACTTGGAGACAAGGATTCACTAACTGATTCACTAACAGATTCGGAAATAGATTCTGATAAAGAGATTGAGGCCGAAGGACTTAAAGAGGGAGATAAACTTTCTGATACTGATTCAGATACTGACGGACTCAAACTCTCACTTGAACTAGGAGATTCACTTGCCGATGGAGATGCACTTTCACTAACACTAGGAGAAAGGGATTCGGATAATGAAATACTAGCGGATTCTGATCCAACACTTGGACTGGGAGATGAGCTAGGAGAAAGAGAAATAGAAGCGGATTCAGATACAGATGGACTTAAACTAATACTCAAAGATTCGCTGACACTTTCTGATACGCTTGGAGATAAAGATTCAGAACTAGACGGGCTCTCTGATGCTGAAACTGAAACAGATTCACTTAAACTTTCACTAACCGATTCGCTTAGAGATGGACTTAACGAGATAGAACTAGATGGAGATTCCGAAGCGGATATACTAGAAGATGGCGATAATGAAATTGATGCCGATTCGGAAACACTTTCTGATAAAGACTCTGATAAGCTAGGACTCAAACTTTCTGAAGAGGAAGGTGATTCGGAAGCCGAAACTGATACTGAAGGGCTTAAACTAATGGATAAACTAGGAGACAAACTAATTGATAAGCTTTCCGAACTACTTGGAGATTGCGATGCAGATGGAGATAACGATTCTGATACAGATTCACTCAAAGATTCAGAAACTGATTCTGATACGGAAGGTGAAAGACTTGGAGAAAGTGAAATTGAACTACTTGGACTTTCACTCGCACTCTCACTAACAGATGGACTTAGTGATATAGATAAAGATTCGCTTACCGAAGGAGAAAGAGAAATTGAAGCAGATTCTGAAACACTTTCAGAACTAGAAGGACTTTGACTTGCAGATGGACTTAAAGAAAGACTTAAAGATGGAGATAAGGATTCTGACACGGATTCACTTAAAGACTCGCTAGCACTTTCACTAACAGATTCCGAAGAACTTGGGCTTTGAGATGCACTAGGAGAAAGACTTTCACTCAAGGAAGGTGATAATGATTCAGAAACGGATTCGGATAATGACTCACTTGCGGATGGTGAAAATGAAGTAGATGATGAGGGTGATTCCGAAGCAGATACACTAACAGAAGGAGATAGCGAAATAGACAAACTTTCACTTGCCGATGGGGATAAGCTTATAGAGGCTGATTCACTAATTGATTCGGAACTGGAAGGTGATTGGCTTGAAGACTCCGACAATGATTCCGAAACACTCTCCGATGCGCTCTCTGATACTGATTCTGATAGAGATTCTGATGCACTTGGACTTAAACTAATACTTGCAGAAGGTGATAATGAAATACTAGCGGACTCACTGACTGACTCACTGACACTTGGAGAGAGAGACGGAGACAATGATATTGAACTACTCGGACTTTGAGAAGCCGAAGGACTTAAAGAAATTGATAGCGATTCTGATGAGACCTCTTCCAGTAAAATTTTATCCCCGTTTTCCTGAAGAATATATATATAAGTTGAACCATCAAGTTTGAGATAACTAGCCATACTCAAACTATACCGAATGAAACTAGCTTATCTCAATAAAATCTTTAGAATTTTATTCTATTCCAATGTGGAATATTGTCCGTTTCAACCCAACCTTCTGTAAATTTTTTATTCCTAAACTGTTCTGGTTTCCAGCGAGTAGAAGTTAAATTATTATCATGTCTAATATCTACTAGAGGTTCACTACTTTCCCATGGTTCACTTTTAGCATCATCTACTCTTTCTTTTCTATTATGAGTACCTGGTTCAAAACCCATAGCTCTAACATAAGCATTAAAATCATCACCTTTATATTGTTTTAATAATTCAATTCGTTTTCTATAATGTTTCAGGGCAGTATCTCTATAAACACAAATACCACTTGTTTGACGACAATCATCAACTTTTATTGCATGACCGGTCTCATAATTCACCTTCCAAACATTTTTATTGTAATACCAAGTATCTTTATTCGTAGGAGTAAAATCAAAATGAGATTTTGGATATAAAACATCATGTTCGCAAAAATATACGATGTCTGTTTTAAGATGTTCTAGTGCAATTAAAATCTGTTTAAACATCGTTAAATACCCTCTTTGAAAGCCTTTCATCCATATATTTTTACCAAAATCCATAGGTTTTAAACTAGAACTCACTATTGGTAATCCAGATTTTAATAATTGTCTTTGGACATTCTTAGCAATCTTTACCTTTAATTGATTATCAGTATAATAAATGATACCTTTTGATAGTATTTTGATACCTTTTTTATCATACCATTCCCTACCACGATTATTTACATAGTCTAAAACCTCTTTTCCTTTTTCATCGTGCCATTCTGGTATAGGTTTAAATTTATCTATTAACCAACTTAACGGATGAATTTGTTTTGGCCAAGTATTTTCCATAAATAAAGCCCGACTATATTTTCTTGCTTCATCTACTTGTTTACCGCTTAAAGGATATGGAAAACCAAAATCGCCACCCTGGGTTCTAAACATGTGTGCATACCAAGTAGTTTGATTAATAATGACTCTCCCGCCACTTAACCATGTTTTACATGCTACTTCCGTTCCTTGCTGTCCCCAGCTACCAAATGTTTCTTCTGATATGTCTAACTCCCAGTATTTTTCTCTGGTAAGCATAAAACAACTTCCTTGAAGACTAAAAGACTCACTTAAATCCAATTTCCCTTCTGGTCGTTTTTTAAATTCATTAAAGTATTGAAAATGTAAAGTAGTATCAAATCTATATGAAGTGCTTTGAGGACTTTCTTTACCAATCCACTTAATATCTTTAAAAGTTTCTCCACCACACTTTTCACATACCCCACTTCTACCTTGATATCGTTTTTCTCCACATTTCTTACATACCCAATCAAAAGCATGTAAATTTCTCATTAGAGGACACATTGTTACATTATCACCGGTCTTTTCAAATGCTTCCAACATTTTTCTATCAAATCCTTTATCAAAAGCACAATGAGCATCAACTTTCATTACATATTTAGCTTTTGATAGTTTACATAATTGGTTTGTCATCCCACGCTGACCCACAGACTCACCATAATATAGAATAGTTACTCTTGGATCGTCTATAACTGGTGGATCAGACCATTTTCCATCTAATCCTACAATTATTTCAGTATCACTCTCAATATTTTCAAGAATATTATTTACTGTTTGAGATAAAAATTCCTCGTTTCTTGAAGGCACTAGAATAGATAAACTATACTTGTTCATATTTAAATTCCTCATATTGTGGTATAATAATTTTATGGAATATCTTATTGTTAATCTTTCTCCAAAAGAAAGAAAAAGGATTTTTAAAAAAATTAAGATTGATAAAAAAACTGGTTGTTGGAATTGGATCGGTGGTAAAGACTATCAAGGGTATGCTCAAGGATATTATAATCACAGAAGAGAACGAACCCATCGCATTGTCTATGCTTATATTAAAGGACCAATACCTAGGGGAAAGATTTTTCAACTTGACCATTTGTGTAGAAACAAAGCGTGTTGTAATCCTGATCATATTGAGCTTGTTATTCAAAAAGTAAATGTTATTAGAGGAGATGGACCTTCGGCTCAAAACTCTCGCAAAACTCATTGTAAAAATGGACATAAACTTCCACCTTACGATATTAATAAACCTAGAAAATTTTGTAAAATTTGTGATTCTATTAGACATAAAAAAAGAATGGAAGGACCTAAAAGAGAATATTGGCTTAAAAAAGCTAATGAAGCTACAAAAAGATATTATGAAAAACATAAGTAATTTTCTACTTGGAATTAATATACTTATTTTGTAAGCCATAGCCATAAACCATAATTTTTAACTTTTTGTTTTTTGATTACCTTAAACTTAAATTCTTCAGCTATCTTTTCATCACATTTCACCCCACCCCACCAAGAATCAAGACTTACTTTATCTGTTCTTACTAAAACTTTCATCAATCCACCTTTCTTTAATATACGATAAGACTCATTAAAATTCTTTCTAACCATTTCAATAGTTTTAAAGTGTTGGAATACTAGATAAGAGAATATAAAATCTACCGACTCATCTACTAAAGGGATTGAAGTTCCATTAGTTTCAATCAATCCAATATTTTTAATATGGCCTATTCTTTTAATAGCTTGTTCAATCATTTCCTTTGATATATCCACTCCAAAGGCACAATCAAAGTCATTAGCCATAAATGGGAGTATTCTACCTATTCCACAACCAATCTCTAAAGCAATACCTTTCTTATCAACTAATTTATCGTCTTTAATAAGCCTTTTATAATCTCTCTTCCCACTCTCAATAAAGTCTTTTTCGCTTATATTCTTTCCCTTGTCTGTAAAGATATAATACTTAGGATTTTCTTTTGCTAGTTTTTCCCACAGTTTTTTTTGGTCTTTCATTTAGTTCGTCTCCTAATAATGGTACTGAATTTTTATAATCTTTCCTTAATTCTGCATTTCTTTTGAGCAAAAACTCAATTAAAGGTGCGTTTTGACCTTGCAAATGGCGATAGAAGTAAGTTAAATTATTTAAGTCTTTTGGAAGACACTTACCTGAAAAACCTCTATTATTACGATACACATAAGTAAAATCTCGGCTCATTCTTGGATCAGCTAAAAATAATTCTCTTAACTCATTATAATCAGCACCAATCTGTTCTGCTAAATCAAAGAACTCATTACAAAACATTACTTTAGTAGCAATAAATGAATTTTCCATTAGTTTACAGAGTTCGGCTGTACGAGCATTAGTTTGATATATCTTTGTTCTAGCATTAGTTACTAAGGTCCACGCTTCAGCAAAGACTCTGGTTGTTTTCTTTGGTCCACCTAATATTACAAAAGTTTCTCTTGATGGTTCTAATAGTGGGTGTCCTAAAGTTTCGCCAACATATTCTGGACTCATACAAATACTAATTCCGTCTCTTAAATACAACTTATCGCAAGTACCAATTTCAATAGTAGATTTGCAACAAAAATGCTCTACAATTGGTGCGTATTGCTTCACCACACCCTCTACAATTGACGTATCACATTGTCCGCTAGGTAACATAGGTGTAGGAACATTAATAAAAGCAAGTGTGTAATTTTCCAATGGTTCTACTTCTTCATTATCAGATACTTTTCTAAAAATACCACTTTCGGTAACATAATGGGCTTCAGTAAAGTATTTGCCAATAAATTGACCTACCCATCCGATACCAATTAATAAAGTTGTTGGATGTTTATTTAAAACATCACTATTTGATTCTGGTTTTCCTAATGTTTTCATTTTAGTTTGATTCAATTAATATATAATCGTTGCCTAAAATATCTCCGTCATTGATAATCCACTTATGGTCTCCGTCTTCTTTATGGAGATGTAGAATACCGTCTCGGATAAATCCGTAGATATTGGTATCTTCCCATTCAATTTTAGTAAATTTTTCTCCTTCGGTAGCTTTTATAAGAGCTTCTCCAAAGGATATAGTAACTTTTTCTGGTTTAATAACCGGACTTGGCATATTTAGATGGTGAACTTGTAACTTTTAATTTTTCTTTTCTTTCAATATATTCTGATATAGCTTTTCTGATATGTTCTGATACAGAACCATCATTTAATTGCTTTAAATACCTAAGGTGTTCAGATGTTATATAAAAGTTTATTCTATCCATATAAGTACATTATACATACCAACTTTATATTGAAGTCAATAGGTGTTTTAAACTCCTAGTATTACTTAAAACCAAAGTGTTAGGTTTTAAATCTTTAAACAAATAGTTATAAGAAAAATGCTTTAATATCCTCTGATATCCGTAAAATCTTTTTATTTCCGGTTCTGCATCGTGGAGAAGGATATAATCAGCTTGATCTTTTAATCTAACAGCGTCAATTCTTCTTCTCAAGGCTGGTCTGTGGTCTATTAGCACTATTGACCAATATCTGCTAAAAATATCCACTTTGTCCCAATCTTTCACCAATTCTATGTGATGATATTCATTTTCGTAATACTTGTCATAATCAAACCACTTCTCGTCATTTTCAAGAGATAATAATTGTCTCTTTTGATGGGTACACAACCAATGTAAAACCGGGGTACTATTTAAACCCATTCCCATTTCAAGTATTGGTCCGGGAGTTGAATTAACAAGTTTAATTAATAGAGGCAAATGAGAACCACTTAATACATCAGTTGTGGACATAATTTTCCCAATCTTTATTCCAAAGTTTTAACATATCTTCGGCCTTACCCCAGTATTGTAATTCAACTATGCGAAGATCGCCTAGTCTTTTCTTTTTCCCATGATTTAGATACCCATAGGCATCGGGGTGTGTTAAAACAATACCGGGGCAGGTCGTGTAAAATTCTTCAGACTCTCTTTTGGTTACACCTAAGAGTTCCTCGTATCGGCCAGGATCACCGAATTTTGATAATATCTGTTCCTCTGGCACTCCTTGTGCCTTTAATTCGTCAACACGCCTAAATCTCTCTTCCATAGCACTAACTAACATGTCTCTTTTGGCAATTAAATGATTGACCACTCTTCTTTTGGTTCTGAAGGAATAGACTGGAGGTCTCGTCCATGTAAATAAGGATACTTTCATCATATCGTAGGCAAATTTATTGTGAGGTGGTAAATAAGTGTGAAAATGCTCGTAGGAATAGAATATATCGTCTTCAGCCATAGCCACCCATTTGGTTTTAGCAGCCTTTGAGCCAATAAGTATCTGTTTATATATATTTAGATGATGTCTTCCTAAATCACCAACTACAATATTAGTTGTATTTTCTCTTTGCATTAAAATATCATCTTTCTCCATTGGAAAATGGGAGACGATTATCAATGGCAAGTCGTCAATAGCTTTTAATAATTGTTTCTTTGTATTGGTTACAAAGTAAGGGTTAGTTCTTTCTAAGTGATTACAGGTGTAATACACAACAGATAAGTCATTTTTAGTTATTTCCATCCTGGTATTGGTTTAAAACGATTAATCATATCTTCAAATGGGATTGTTTGTTTGTGCCAAGCCTTGTTCTCTTTCCAATTCTTAATAAAGGCTACTGACGCATCTCTTTCACCTGGTCTTAATGAATATCCTCTACCTTTTACTTTATGATAATGGGCGTACCAAGTATTCTTATTTACCATTACTTTTCCACCGGATAACCAAGTTTTAAAAGATATCTCTTGGAACTCTAAAAAGAATGAACCATAACTTGCTTCATCTAATCCTTCTATAAATTCAAAATGAGATTTCTTCATAAACCAACAACTACCTTGAGCAGTCATGGTTTCATCAATCATGATATCTTTTCTCTCATCTCTTCTGGAACGCCATTCAACACCGTGTAAATCATCTGGATCAATAGCTTCATAATCAATCGGATATTTATTATCAGTTCTTTCTTCTATTTTCCACTTTTCCACATCTAGTGGATAACGTCTTGGAACTACAACCCAATTATCTTTACAACTCTTTATAAGTTCTTCATCAAATCCTTTAGCGAACATACAGTGAGCATCGCATTTCATTATGTATTCACCTTTAGCCAATGAAGCAGCTACATTAATTCCATTTCTCATTCCCTTAGATTCTGGATAGTGTAAATAACGAACCCGATTATCGGTACTAATATCTTTAACATCAGGCCAATATCCGTCTAAAACGCAAACCACCTCTATTTCAGAGGTGGCGTTGTTTAAAATGTCTTGGACTGTTTTCCCTAAATATGGTTCATTTCTAGCAGGTATTATGACTGTTACTTTCATAACAGTATGATATCCACCGAAACTCTATACAGTCAATATACTTATAGATCTGGGAAGCTAGGTGATGGGCTGTTAGACGAACTAGCCGAACTAGATGGGCTTGTAGAACTAGAAGGACTTGTAGAAGCCGATGGACTAGAACTAGAAGATGGAGATCTAGATTCAGAAACGGATGGGCTAAGACTAACAGAAGCACTAACTGAACCAGATGGTGAGTAACTAGCCGAAGCAGATGAGCTAGGAGACCAGCTTTCAGAAGCACTTGGTGTAGTAGATGGTGAAGCAGAAGCCGAGCTAGATGGAGACAAACTAACACTAGAGCTTGGTGAAGCACTTGCAGAAGGTGAAACAGATTCACTAGAACTTGGTGAAGCCGAAGCACTTGGACTAAGGGAAACACTAGCAGATGGGCTAACACTTGGAGACAGTGAAACACTAGAGCTTGGAGATTCAGAGGCACTAGGACTTCTTGATTCAGAGCTGGAAGCAGAGACAGATGGAGATCTGGATTCAGAAACAGACGGACTTCTTGATTCAGATGCACTAGGACTTGGGCTAACCGAACTAGATGGACTAGCAGAAGCACTTGGAGATAGTGAAGCTGAACTAGATGGAGAAGTAGAAGCACTTGGTGAAGCACTAGCAGATGGGCTAAGAGATGCGGAAGAAGATACTAATATATTTCCATTTATTTGAGTCCAAACAGCACTGGTAGTAGTTCCTGTATTTACATACATAACCATACCTGTTTTATCTAAATCTCTAAAGATTGCACCGACTTTAAAACCACTATATCCAGTTGGTAATGTATTACCTTCAGCTTCAAGGATAGTATCACTTGAACTTGCTGGAGTAGAAGTTAGGGAATTATTGTAACGAAGAACTCTATTTGTTCTATATGGAGTTCTAGCTGATAAAAAAGCAACTTCTTGGGCCGTTCTATTGGCTTCAGCGATTGCTTCAATTCTATCTATCTCGTTTTGAGTAGATGTTGGTAGATTTTGTTTTAATTCAAAAGTTGCCATTTTATAAGTTTGTAATAATTAACTTATTGCAGGGGACTATTGCTAATCCCCTGTATAAATCACTTATTAAGCAAAAGTGAAGAATCCTTCGGCAGCAAAGTGTCTTCGGGCATCAGTGATTTTAGCACCGTACACGAATAAATCTTTGTAGGCAGAACCGAAATCACCAGTTAAATCTTCTTCAATATCAGCTTCCAAGAGCTTTTCAGCAAATGTACACCAATTTGGGTGGAGAGCTAAGCAGTGATAACCATCGGTATTATTACCGGTAAGTCTATTGGATTTGAAAACTTTAAATCCTTGTAGCATGGTAATCATACCTTTTTGGACTAGGTCGTTATAAACTTCTGGAACATGCAAAGCAATACCAGAGGCCCTAACTAAGACAGTCTCAAATTCAGGTGGAACAATTAATACTCTATCAGAATCTGGAACAGCATTGTACCCATAAGATTCAGCTTTATCTAAAGCTAATTTAAGATCAGCAACTTTATCTAAAAGATTGGAAGTTGTGATTTGAACAGCAGTAGCAGCTTGAACAGTGTAGGTAGCACCAGAATTGATAGCACCACCAGTATAAGCACTAGTAGTATCATCTAAATCATCTTCAATTACGATAGAAGTAGCTGAAGCATAGGATTTAACTCTGTACCAAACTGAATGACCGAGAGCCTTAAAAGGCTTGCCGACCATAGCAGCGGTAAAAGTAGTACCATCACCAGTAACTGCACCAGTAGTAGCAGCGATGGTTACCGTACCAGTTGTGTAATCAGTACCAACTCTATTACCTGCACCAACATCACCATAGAGACCTAACACAAAAGTATCAACATTCTTTGATCTTTCATCAGCTTTTTGAGCTACGATAGTAGAATGAGGATTTTTGATATAGGATAACCATTTATCAATGGTGTATTCTTTCCAGTAGAAAGATTTATATTGATCAATGATCAATTGAGAATTATTCTCATATAAATCATCAGCAGAAAGACCACCCTTGGTGTATATCTGTTCAGAAATTCTGGAGAAATTTAAAATATTTAATTTAGAACCGATTTGATTGATTTCTCCTTCATAATCTCGGTTCACGATAGCGTCAACAAGGTTTCTATCATAAAACTCTTTCATGAGTTTTTGTGAAAACCCTTCGGCTATTTTTGTAGCGTATGCACTTGACATATACTAACTCCTTATAATAATAACTATTTTTTAACCAGTCCTTATTACAAGGGTTAGGATTTATAGATATATTATGTAGAAAAAGACTATTTTATGTCAAATCATTTTCTATTTTACCAGCTCTTAAATATTCAGTATATTTACCATAATCTGTTTTTCTAAGAGTTCTAGCTTCTTCAATAGAGATTTTGTCAGACTTTGGCTTTGGTGTTTCTTTTGGTCCACCATTACCAGTTTCAAACATTTTACCTTTATTAGATTTCTTTAGAGATGATTCATTAAATAAGAAAGCCCGGATAAGGTCTTCAAAATCTACTCCTCTACGACTTGGCTTACTAGCGAATAATTTAAACTCATCAGTCTTACCTTCTAATTGAGGAAAATTAATGAAAGTGTTTGGATCTTGAATAAAGGTGTCTACTTTACCTTGCCATTCTTCTAAGTCTTTAAACTCTTTACGCATTTTACCTAATTCTTGAAATTTACGACCATTGACTACATCATTTTTAGCAATTCTCTTTTCAAAGTCAGTCATTACATCCCAATCAGGAAATTCTTTTCTCAATTCATCCTCTGTTGGTTCTGGAACTTCCTCAATCTTATCAAGTGTTTCAAATACTTTTTTGTTTCTAGCATTTAATACTTGGCTTTCTTTGGTAGATTCAATAAACTTTTTCTTATAATCTATTTCTTCTTGGGTTTCTTCCTTTTCGCCGACTTCAAATTCTTCTTTCTCTTCTTGTACTGGCTCTTTCTCTATTGGTTTTTCTTCTTTAACTTCTTTAGGCTGATTTTTTAATGCTTCAGCTTCTTCTAATGATTTTTGGATTCCAGCATCCAATTCTTCTTGCGTTGGTTTGACGTGTTTCATATACAGTCCCTATAAGGGGTTAGTAATTAATAATTAATTGAATGATATGCAAAAATACTGGTTATAGTCAAGATTTCTTAGAGATTAAACCTGCCATTTGTCTTTCTAAAGCCTGTTCTGCTTTCTCTGGTGAAGTCATAAATGCTTCCAATAACATATAGTTTCGGAGTCTAGCTTTTAATAGAGTATCTTGTTTAGTATTAAGCCCAACAACTGTTATTTCTCTTTCAACACTTTCTTTCATTGAGACTATATTCTTTCTTACATCTTCAAGAGTCAATTTATTGCCTTGAAGTTGTTTCATCCAGCCATTTAAGGTTTCTTTCTCGTCAAAGTTTAGATCTTCATATTTTAAACCTACTCTTTCAAGAATATCATTTATTTTCATAAGATATTATATCACTTCTTAATTTTCTTACCGTATTTTTTCTTCCAGCGTTTATAAATTTTTGGTTTATTAATGGCTAGATATTTTTTCTGTTTTACAGATTTAAATGGCATAGTTAGGCAGTTTTATTCGTATGCTCATACCATTGAGCATTAAAAGATATATAACCAGCTGCAACTGCAACTGCTCTCAAACAATAAATGGTATTTTGTTTGAAAATTATCTCTCTGTTTCTTTCAGTATTACCACCTGTCCTACCAGCACCAATAATTCCAGAAGCAATTAAGGTAGCACCAGCGGTAGCAGTATCAGCATTAGCATCAACCACACTTCCATTAGTAATTCCTGCCACAGTATTACCAGAAGTTTTAATTGAATTTCTATCATTATTTACTGGCGTTATTGTAGTTCCAGCGGTGTTTATAGTAGCACCCTCATAAATATACCAATTTGTTTCACTCTCACAAGCCAAATCAAAAGTAAAATGAGTCCAAGAGGCAGTATTCGGAGTTGTGAATTGCATATCAAAGACATTATTTATGGGTAAATCTACACTTGACTCTACAAAGTAATGACTACCACTATGGATTTCGTGATGTTCGTATTCTATTGTTTGAATTGAGTGAGTTGCTATATCAAGTCTTGGAACTTGAAAAGTCGTATCACCAGTCTTCATATAAGAACTAGTTTTTAGTTGAGATTTACTATTATCACTAATACCACTCTCTAATTCTTCTAGTGACATCTTGGCATTACCAGCCGTAGTAGCAGTTTGGGAAACATAAGTATTAGCAGCAGTCTTTAATTTGGGAACTGTAATGTTTAATCTGGCGTCAGAGTCATCTTTTAAAGTTGAGTCTATTCGGTGAAATGAACCACCAGTTACACTTCTGCGGAGTATTGTCATTAAACTAAATCTGGTTTGAGCTTGAGAACCATTTGTATAAACAACTCTTACATATCTAAAAGCAGGGTTAGGAGTATAGTTAGTACCAGCATTAGCATAAACACTAAATACATCAGTATCGGCTATGTTTGTTCCATCAGCACTCCATTGAATTACCAATCCATTAGTAGCACTATTTTTATCTGCATCAACTGAAATATTTACTTCCTGATAATTAAGACAATCTTGCCATACTCCTGTAAATGTTTCACCAGAACCAAGTGGAGTGTCAGTAGTGTTATCGGTACAGATGTGGTTTGTATTTAAAGTAATTAAATCATCTTGTTTGTCTTCGGTAGCTGCACCATTGGCTAAAGGAATTTCGCTAACTTTAACATCAGGCAAAGATAAAACATCTACTTGCTGATGACCATCACCATCAACTAAAGCAGCCTTAGCCATATTAGTTGAGTCTTTAAATATGAGATTGTTTGATACAGCCGAAACTAATGAACCAACTGCTTTATAAAACTTCTCACCATCACTTAATCTCACACTAATAGGATTTTTAGCAGTAGTTGGAAGAGATAGATTAATCATTCCAACCGCTTCTCTAATAAGACCTAAGTTCTCAATCAATAAATCAGTATTGATATTTACTATCGGTGGTAATGGAGTAGGAATTATAATCTCTGGTATCTCAACTTTAGGTACATTAATTGTAGGTAATTTAATGTCCGGTATCTTTATCTCTGGTATCTTGACTTCAATCGGATCAACTTTAGCAGAAGCAACATCAATCTTAATATTCTTGATGTTTTCTACTAATTCTTTATTAGACTCAATAACATCATCAAACTTCTTTAACAGTTCTTGGCGGTTAGACTCTTCTTGCTTAGCTTTCTTAATCTTACTTCCAATCTCATTAATGAGTTTAAGGTCTTTATTACTAAGACTAACCTTACCCTCTTTGACTTGATTAATTATTTTATCTAAGTCTTTACTTAAAGTCATTACAATTGAGCTTTAATGTTTTCTAATTTATTGGTTACTTTCTTAGTATTAGCTTTCTTTTTAACTGGCTTAGTTGGAGTTGGTGGAACTTGAGAGACTTGTGGTTGCATAGCTGGTTGTCCAACTTGTCCACCCATAGGCATACCACCCATTAATCCAGATTGTAATTGCATTTGGTCTAGTTTCTGTTGTTCAAGAGCCATAATCTCATTGATCTCATCTGGTTTAAATCCACCAAACTCTAATAGTTTTCTTTTGTATATCTCTTCTAGTTTTTGATTGCCTGGAATGTTTACTCTAACAGCATTAATTCTTTCAATGTTTTTAGTATCATTAGTTTCTTTCTCATCTTGACTCCAGACTTTACTCTGATATCCAGATTTACTCATCCAATCTTGAGGACTAATCTCTCTTTCATATACATCATCAGTATTTCTACCTTTCTTATAGACTTTGACTGCATCTAACTTATCAGCACTACCTTCAATAAGTTTTAAAAATATTTCTCCACGTCTCTTCCAAGCAGGAGTATAGAACTTAGACATACCTTTAACTCTTTCTTTGGCTTCACCAAGAGCTAATTGAACTTCACCTAAGGTTACTTGTCTTTCAGTTTGGACACCTTGTTGAGTAGCAGTTGCACCAGTAGCCTTTTCAATCATTCCAATCATAAAGGTCATCTCATCAAGAGACTCACTTAAATCAGGAATATCTACCTTTTGAATCATGTCAGATGGTTTTCCTGGCATACCATACCATCCCCAAGGAATAGGCTGGAATGTAGATGGATTAAATCCTTCAACTGTTGAATCGTAGTAATGCATCCCAAAGTTTCTCAATGTTCTATTCTCCACTAATTGACTAATCCATGAGTTAAGAACTTTGTTTGGAGTACGAACTATGTCAGCAATACCATCAGACCAGAAGTCTTGTCTTTCTAAATCATCAGCCCATGAATTATAAGGGTAATGAGTTTTCCAATAATGGTCTTTAGTTACTCCCATCAATTCTTCTAGTGGTTTCTTAAAGATTATTTCTTGATCGTCTACTTCGGTATATAACCATAATTCTTGTGAACCAGTTGGATAGAAGAAGTGTTGAGTAAGTTCCACCCAAGTTTCTCCAAGTACAGGGCTTTCAACATCGTCTAATCCCATATCCGACATCTTCTTATTCTTCTCAACCATCATTTTCTGGTTAGAAGCTACTTTAATTAAACCATCTTCACTAGCATAGAACTTTTTAAGTCTAGCAATAGCCTCTTTATCATAACTTTCGTCTTCTTCTAAGTCAGTCAATCGTTTAAATATATGAGTATGAATAAGGAAAGATGAAGTATTTACATTAACAGGATCACAATAGCGAGATACCAATATATCTTGTGGATCAGTAATAGTCATTTTGACTTTACCATCTACTATCTGCCATTGATCAAAGGAACGACCAAATAAGAATACTTGTTTTTTATCTACAATATCAGCTATCTCCATACAGTTCTGTTCTGCTGTCCATTTCCAATATTCGTTTAAAAAGACTTCTTTCTCTTTATCATTATCTAAGTTCTCAAAATAAAGAACTGGCATATCATCAACATCTTTTAAAAGAGTTCGGACTGTTTGTTTCATCAAAGGCAAGTTTACTGATTGTCTTTGGGTTAAACGATTGATTATTACCCTATCACGATAAAGAGTATAGTTTTCTTCCCAATCCTCTTGTCTACGTTCTCGGTAATTATAACCATCTTCTTTATTGTTCAAGAGTTGAGATAACTCTGGATTAAATTGATTTAGTTCTTCCATATACTAAAGAATAATAAATAAAACTATTTTATTTCAACTCTATGCTAGTAATCCGTTTAATAATGGCTTAACACCACCTGGATCATTTGGTTGCCATCTTCTAGTAGCTACACCATTAAACCCATAACGAATTGCATCCATAGCATTAGACCATTCATGAATTGAATCATCTGGCTCGTTTATAAATTTACCTGTATTCTTGTCCTTAGTAAACATATAGTTTCTATAAGCCTTGATAGTATCTATACTTCGTTTAGTAATAGATATTTGTTTTTGTTGGACAAAATCTATCCCTTGCATTACACTTCCTGGTCCTTTAGTAGCTGAAATTATATTAATTCCATATTTTCTTATCTCATCAATACTTTTAGGTTCTGCACCATCAGCTATGGTTAAAGCCTTTTGTAAGTTGTTTAGTGTACCCGCTATAACATCATTATTCATTCCTCTTTGGTAAGCAATTTCATCAATAATATAACCACCATTGTATTCATAAATAGCTTCTATTACTGTTGGATCGTTAGTAAAACCAAAATCTATTCCATAACGCCAGAGTCTAGCTTCGTGAGGTATTTCATCAATCTCTTGCCATCCTGTATATATCTTTCCTTCCACTTCACCCAATAATCCTTCACCATAAACTCTCCACCACTGGGCGTTACCTCTTCTTTGTTCAATAGAAGCCACTATGTTATCTGATAATCCTTCATTATCTTTATACGTTAGAATAGTAAAATCAGCATCTTCTCGCTTACAAACATCTGTGTACCACCAAAACTCATTCGTCGGATTCCAGTCAAGCCATATCTCATCATTAGTACGAACTTCTAATTGATCAAATGTTTCTAAGGGAATATTATTTGCCTCGTTTATAAATAATCTTTCTCGCCTTGGACCACGAACCTTATGAGGCATATCAAGTGAGAAAAACTCTATTTTACTTCCAGTTTCAAATGTATAAGTATAATCAGTTTTATTCCACCTATCAGGATTAAAGTAGTTATGCTCTTCCATTATATTAAGGAAGTCCCTAATACAACCTCTCTTCAAATGAGGCATTGATTCTGATGTAATAGAAGTTAAGGTTGGAGTTTTATCTCTTTGAGCTTTATCAATCAAGATCTGAATAATAGAAATAGTCTTACCAGCAGATGTACCACCGGCAATTCCTTTTATTCTTTTATTCAGCTTTATCAGCTTCTTCGTTGCTGTCGTTATTACATACATTGTCTAATATTGGTTTGGGCATTCTAATATTTTGGTCAATTTCAGATTTATCTTTCCAATCAAAGTTATTCTTAGCATTGAATATAAGTCCAGGGGTAAAAGTGTTCTTATCATTCATTCTTCTTTCAATATCCATTTCAACTCTATCTCTTGCTTTTTTAATAGTGGGAAAAAACTCTTCTTTGTCGGAATAATTAAGTAATGTTCTTCTGTCAATTCCTAAATAATAAGCCAGTCCACTCATCGTATAAGGTTCAGGGGAAATATAGGCAAATTGCTCATTATTCTTATTATCATATCCTTGTACTAATCTGTTATCACAATAATCAAAATATTCGTTTATCTTTTCTTCAATCTCTTCTACTGTTTTAAATATCAATGGTCTACCACCTGGATGTTTGTCAGTCATAATGTATAGTTCTTAATTGAACATATAATGTTTTGTTTCTCTCACACTGGGTAATTGCTCTTCTTATATACCCTTTACTCATTACAGAGTTTAAACTAAAGATGGTGGTATAGCTTTCAACACCATTCTTAGTCATTTCATCTATTATATGATTTCGTGGGACAGGAGTTTTCTTAGAACGCACCCATTTATCAACTATTATTAGCACTTGGCGTTGGATGTTGCTAAGATTATCTTCCACGCCTTATATTATATCACCTCACCCTATCACTTCTTGGAAGAATTTGGTTAGCACTCGTTTATCAAGACTGTTAGCAGTAGTATATGCTAGTCTGATTTCTTTTGATATAGAATGTCTATTAATCTTATCACCAGACTTAATTAAATAGATCTTCTTTTCAGCATTTCTTTTCTTTAAATACTTTCTTAATAGTTTTTGTTTTTTACCACTCATAGTTTTAAAATTAATAACATAAAGGCTTATACCTCAAGTGCTTTGTCAAGAGATACAAACCTTAATATCATTAATTATGTACTCCTATCATCCAGATAAAGACTGGTAAAAATAATAAAAAGCCTACTATTCTATTTTTAAGATTTTCTAGTTTCATTATTTAACTCCCATTAAATTTTTAATTTTCCTTGGATAATCATACTAATTAAAAAACCAAGAGCAACCATACCTAAGATGTGTAAAATTTTATTAATGTTATTCATTTTATACCTACCTTATTTTTAATGGTGTCTGTTAAGACTTCTATTCTAATATTATTACCAAGAGTGTCAATTCTCATATACTTCATTAGTTTCAAAGATATACCTGCTACAATTTCATCTTTTTGTTCATCAAGTTCTTTAATCATTTCTTGTTTCTTTTCCTCAAATATATCTTTAGCTTTTAATTCAATTCCGCTTTTAATCGCACTTAAAATTACATTATCAAATTTTTCAAATGCTTTATCTAATGTTATTGTCATTTTTGTATCTCCATTTTATTTTTAATTTCTAATCTTAGTTGGTTTCTCAATTTGATTTGCTTACACTCACTACACCAGCCATTAAAATTTTCTTCACCAAGAATTTCACAAGAAATACAATAACTTTCTTCCCCTACCGCCTCTATCCACTCTTTATCTCTGTTATCTAGTTCTGATTTGATGAGTTTTTCTACTTCTTTAAATAATTTATTAGGACTAGTTCCACATATATTACAAGTATCACTTCCATCAGGATTGTATAATTTTAACTGCATACTTAATTTGAAACAGTATCCAGCAAATTCTTTTAATCTTTCTTCTAGTGATTTAGTTTTCATAGTTGGTTTCCTTTAGTGTAAATTTTTCAATGCTAGTAATTCCTGATTTTGGATAGACGGCTATCTGCCTAAATTGGTCATCTTTTGGAAACCAATCAAGAGCAACAATAACTTTTTCTTTATCCTCTTTAACCAAAAATCCAGCCACTAATCCATCAATCAAACTATACTCATTTTCTGCTTCTCTACGACTACATTGATTATGGTCGTTCATAGTAGCATCTCTCCAATGGATTAAAACATATTGTTGTTTCATAGTTGGTTTAATGGTTTTTGGCATATTAGTTATTTATTCTCCTTATAAAAAGCGTTAGCAAAACCTTGTGGGGTGATACTTCTTCTTGCTTGTCTTGTAAGTTTTCCAAACATTTCTGGGTGAATATCTTTACTTGCCATATAATCAAACTTTGGTAACTGTTGACTATTAGTTTTATGTTTTTCAATCTGTTCTTTAGTTAAGACTTCATTTTCAGAAGTATGAGTTTTAACAGGTTGATTAAAATATCCCCAAATAGCAGTTTTCTTTTTATAAGCATCACCAAATTCCCAAGGTGAAAAAGTAAATGTTGGATTACCTAGAAACCACTTCAATCTACCATACCAAGGATTTTCTAATGCCCAAAACTTCAATGGTGAATACTTTTGTTGGTCTGATTTTGTTTTATATTGACACTCATAAATTATTTTAAGACAAGCCAATACAATTTCCATACCGCCCTTCAAATCTCTTGGTGTTTTAGCATTAGTCCGGGCATCAGAAAACATTGTGCAAGGTGGTGCTGCTAGTATTCCATATACTTCACCATCATTTATAGCTTGTAAAACTTCACTTGGAAATTGTTGAGGTTTAGTTACATCATATTCTGGTAGTGTTAAGACAAAAACTTTATATTCAGGATTATCTTGATATGGTTTACTCCAAGCACCAGTTCCACCACATAAATCAAGTATTATCTTTTTCATCTTACTTTTCCTTTTGTAAACTAATAACAACATCAAATCCATCGCTACCAGACTTTTCAGCAATACGATAAAGAGTATAAATAAATTTATCAAACAAATCGTTTGGTATTGAAAGCATACATTTTTCAAAGTCTTCAAGATTTAACCCATAATTAGCAGCCGATTGATGGATAAATTCTATTGCTTCTGTTTTAGTCATCTCCTCTCCTTTAAACTAATAAGGTAATCAATGATTTCGTTTATTTTATTATCATTTCTAAAAAATCTAGTAGCAATTTCTAAGGCAGTCATAGGATATTCAATTACACCATTTATTGGTATTTCTATCTTCTCTGGCACTACTAATTTATCTAGGTGTTTGGATTTGGGTTTAAATTTTCCAATATATTCCATTATGTTAGTTCTACATTTAAAACACATAGTTCCATCACTACCATCACCACAAATAATACAACCGTTATCTAGGTGTTTAGTGGTTTGGGTAGGTTCTGGTGGTTCATGTTCAATACAATTATGGATTGAAAACTCATCATAATCTTTAGTTTTAAATTTACAAAAAGCACATTTATACTCTACTGGTTTATCTTGTTTGGCTAATAGGTCTTTTACTAATAATTCAAAAATAATATTTACTGACATAGTACCAATACCAGCCTTGTAATTAATTAAACTATCAGCTATTTCTTTTCTTGTATATTTCCAAGTCTTATTTTTCATTTTTTAATTTAATATGTAACTTTCTATGACATTTACTGCATAACCACCTAACAACCAAAGGTTTAGAATAATCAGTATGATGCCCGTTAACCTTTGTCTCTCCACAAACTTCACATATTCCTTTTATAATAAGACCAGTTTTAATTGCTTTGTTTAATTCTCTCCTTGCTAACCACTTTTCTGGATGATTGATCCTAGAGTTTTTTGAAGCATTACGCCATATTTCTTTTTTATCTTCATCAGAATATCTTTTATTCCATTCGTTAAGATATTTTTTTCTTAAACACTCTTTACATTGTTCAACATATTTATTCCAATAACTGTGCCAATAAAATTGACTTAAATCTTTTGTTTTTTTACACTTTAAACATTTCTTACTACTCAACATTTTTGTTTTAAACGAATAAATGTGGGAATATCCATTGGATCAATTAGAATATTACCCTTTACTACTTCATAGGGTAGTTTTCCATCACTTAACCATCTTTGGACGTTTCTATAAGAGTAACCGGTCTTATCTGCTACTTCTTGAATAGTGAGTGCTTGGTCGTTTAGTTTACTTACTAAGGTTTTAATTTTCATATATTTAATAATCGTTTTTTTCTAATTTGTTTTTAACTTGATTGATAATCTTTTCCATTACTATTGGATACCATTCTTCAAATGGTGGTAATTTTTTACCATTAAATATCATTTGTTCGTGCCAAATAAACAATGTATTTCTTAATCTTTGAGATGGTGATTTATCATTCTTTGACATAAGTAAGTCCTTCTTTTACTGTTTTATTAAACTCATCTTGAAAATGTTTATTTTCCGGCAACCAGCATCTATTTATACAATATGGTTTACCACCTTGGCTGATTGCTATTCTTCCACCACATTTTTGACATTTTGAGTCTTTAAATTCATTGTCTTGGTGATCTGGTGATTTTGCCATTGAAAAGTCTGCTTTTTTAATCTCATCTACACTTGCTACACTATCAATAACACCAATTCCCATCATTGCTAAAGCCCGGCCAACTGCGGAAGTTTCACAATTTTCAAGTGCTGCGGTAGTGTTTACCATTCCTTGACCTATTTTAGCTTGAGAATAACCGGTAAAGTGTCTAAGTGATTTTTCAACATCTGGGATAACGATTGCTTTCATTACATAAGTGCTATTAGTATCAGAAATTAAATTAGTAGTAATTGATCCATTTGGATAATTATCGTTAAAATAATTAATCCTGTCGGATACTAATACATATTGTTTGCCTTTAATATCTATGGCTTTGTCTTTTAGTTGTTTGTCTGTCATTTTATTTCTCCAAAAACTTCTAATTCTGATTCATACATTTTTTTAAGTTCTCTACAAACTTTGATTATTTGATTCAATTGAACTATCTTAGACGAAGTATCTTTACCATAAGCTAATTCAAGTGTTTTATAGATTGTTTCTTTTAAGGTTATTTTTTTCATTAGAATTTATAGTTTAAATTTTTAAGCGTATCTAAAAAGTCTCCAATAGCAATTATTTCTTCCCTTTTAACAATATTGCTTACTCCACCGACATTTCCAAAGAACATAGATAATTTATCTAGTTTGTTTCTTACTTGTTCAGTATTTAATCCAAATCCATACAATTTAGCATAAAGAGTTTTTATGTCTTTTTGCCATTGTTGATATTCTTGTTCATTCATCATCTTATTTATCCTCCGGTTTATTTTCTTCATTATTTATAATGTTTGGTCTATCAAAACCATGGTCTTGTTCTGTTTCCCATTTGGCTTCCGCATCTAATTCGGCTTGTAATTCAGCCTCGTAGTCATTTATAAAATCAGTTTTATCGTACATAAGTTTATTTAATTTTTAATGATAAGTGAGTATAACTCTTGTCGTTGAATATGTCAACTACTTAGTAAAAGCGATTTCAACTTGACATAGTTTGTTATAAAAGACATATATTGAATGTTTACAAATCAAGAGTAGTATTAATTTATGATAATTGATAATGATAATAAAGTACGATTTTTACCTTTTAAGTGTCCAAATTGTAACGGATATGGTGAGGTTGGTAAAATAGACCGACATATTTGTCCGGTATGTATCGGTACTGGAATTGTGGTAATTGACCAAGAAACAGGTAAGTTCGTGAAAAATGATGATAATAAAAATTATGAACTCATACACCAAAATACCCAATAATTATTTAGAATGGTTATCAAACCAAAACTTTGATGGAGTTGATTTTAGAATACTTTTATTTGTATTCAGAAAAACAATAGGTTGGAATAAAGAGTCAGATAAAATATCTATTTCCCAATTTATGGAAGGAACCGGTGCTTGCCGTAGATCAATTATAAATTCAATAAAAAAACTAGTATCATATAATGCACTAGTAAGAGAAAAAGATTCCGGAAAAACTAATACTTATAGACTAGTGCAGTCTAATGCACTACTACTAGTGCAATCAGATGTACCAACTAGTGCATTAGGATGTAAAAAACTAGTGCAGTCTAATGCACCTACAATATACAATACAAAAGAAACTAACAAAATAGATTTTTCAAATTTTAAATTAATAGGTAATACAATGGTAGAAGAATGACTAAACAAGAATTAGAGCAACAACTTAATGATCTACGTAATAAATGGAAAGGTGATTATCCTAAAAATTATTTAGATAGACGTTGGTGGAGATTTAATACAGATAAACTATTAGCTGAACAAATAAAGACACAACTTAAAAAAATTGACGCCGGACAAGAAATTACAGTATCGGATTTAAACCAAGATCAGATTGAAAATATATTTAAATAAACATCCCACTTGACATACAACATGACAAGTATTATACTGATTACAGTTGAGACTACATAACAACTTTAAACAACAGTAGAACCCTAGCTTATAGCAGTAGGCTAGAAAAAAATAGCAGGTGGAACAAGCACATTAACTCTAGGAGGTAGTACAGTCTGCCCGGTCAGATTGATAACGATCAAAGCTGGACATTCTCGCTGCTTCCTAGAGATTAATAATTTATTAATAATTATGAGAAATACACAAAACGGACAATATATGAGACGATCAAGATTATACCGTCTCAATATGGAAGAAAAAATGAGAAATGAAAAGACTTATAGACGCAACAGTTTATTAGCTGCTGCTATCTTAGGATTTTTTCTCGCTATCTTTATCAGTTCTTTCTTTAAAAGACCTCAAATCACTTCACCAAAGGCCCTAGAAACGAAGATTGAAGTAAAAGCGGTAGAAGTTACCCCTACACCAAAACCATTCTGTAAAGATCCTATTTCTTGTATTAGAGATATTGGTGAAGAACAAGGTCGTAGTGATAAACAAATTACCACTATGATTAGAATTGCTAGTAAAGAAGCTATGTGTAATACAAAATGGAAAAATGCTAAAACTTGTGTTCCTAATAATGGAGTTGAAGGACTTGGGGTTGATCCTTATGCTAAAAATCCAAAAAGTTCAGCTCGTGGTCTTTTTCAAATCGTTGCCGGTACTTGGTATTCAAATGATTGTGTAGGTGATAAATATAATTATAAAGATAATATTATTTGTGCTTATAAGATTTTAGACGGACAAGGTTTAACAGCTTGGGAAGTTTGTATTAATGGTTCAGCTAAATGCTGGTAATTATGAAACTAACTAAAAAACAACTTTGTACTTTATATCAGATTATTCTTAATGAAATGGAAAGAATTGATAGAAGAACACCAGTTGGTTATATGGAAACCCTACAAGATTTAGAAATGAAATTAAATAAAGAGTTAGAAAAAGTTAATAATTAAAATAAAAATGAAATTTATCAAATATTTCGTTTTAACGATAACCATCATTACCTTTGTTGGTTGTTTAATGTTATTAAATGAAGGAAGCTTTGATTTTTATTCTGGGCTTAATATGCTCACATTAGGTCTTGCTTCTTACGGATTATTGAAAAAATAATTTTATTCAGCTATTAGAGTTGGCACTAATGGCTGGAGTATGATTATTTTAATAATTACAAGAATTTTAGATATTTTTACTACTTATCTAAATATTAATAAATGGGGAATAGATGTTGAAGGTAATCCATTAATAAGATCAGCCATGGAAAAAGGTTTATTTATACCGGCTCAATTATTTGCTGTCGGAATTATTATCTTAATTGCTGAATATTTACCAAAGTATAAGACTATAATTTATGGAAGTATCTCATCTATTAGTTTATTAGCGATTTTAATAAATACTTATTGTTATATCTTTATAAGATGAGATCCTACAATTTAATTAAAAAACTATTACAAGAGAATCCAGAATTAAGAAATGACGACAAACTTCTCCAGTGGAAAGTGTGGGAGATAGAGGGAAGTGTGAAAAATGATTGCATGTATTATTCTGATTTTAAGAATGCCAGTAATCCAGAAACATTAAGAAGAACCCGACAAAAAATACAAGAACTTTTTCCAGAACTTGGACCAACAGAAACAATTAAAAATTTAAGACGAAAGAGACAAGAACAGAAAGGAACATTCATTTATCGTGATAATATAGAAACAAGACCAAAATATTCATTTAATCCAACAACTCAAACCTATGAAGTTAATTGAAGAAAAGAGTCCTTTTAAAGAAGAGTGGATAAATAAAAGCGATATTAAGAGGTATAATAAGATGAATGAAAAAAGAACGAACGGCATTAAGAAAGCTAGAATTGAAGGCAGACGCTCTGGTCCAAGTAAAATATAAAGAAAAAAATCCTTATTGCTTAATATGCGGATCACCGACTTCAAACATGCACCATGTAATTTTCAAAAGTCAATCTAATTATTTAAGATATTCAGAAAAAAACCTTGTCCCGTTGTGTATGAAGTGTCATTTTAAACTTCATAATATTG